TGATATCCGAAAGTTTCTCCTCTTGTTTCAAAATAAAGGTGAGATACTTTTGGGCCTCACGTAAAATATCTAAATCTTCCTTAGTTTGTATCACTGTTAGTAAAAGACAATGAATCTTTTTCTATTGAGAAGGAGTTCAAGTACCAGTACAATCTAATCAAGAATGCAGTGGATCAGCTCGGTGGTCAAATCCAAACTAAGGAAGATTTAGATATTTTACGTGAGGCCCAAAAGTATCTCACCTTTATTTTGAAACAAGAGGAGAAACTTTCGGATATCAAAGCCGTTCAGGAGTTTAAAGAATCTGTATTAGAAGTTCTTGATGAGGTTGACCCAGTAGTGAAAGATAAGGTCATAAAGAGGTTGTATGAAAAATCTATATCTTGATAACTTCATATCTGAACTTCAGGGACGCTATGGTATTCTAGACCATGAAGTTACCACTGCAGAATGGATCTGTAAAAATACCAAGCTTATGGGTCGTAACTATAGTCTTGAAGACCATGAATTTCAAGAACAGATAATTAATGATACTAATCAACATGTGGTAGTCAAGAAGTGTTCACAAGTAGGCCTCACTGAAGTTGCTGTTAGAGTGGCGCTAGCATTCTTAGTTAGAAATCAGGGGACTACGACAATCTTTACCCAGCCAACTAGACAAATGGCATTGAACTTTTCGACTACAAGAGTCAATGATATTGTCACTGAATCTCCTATAATAAAGAACTTGCAAGACCCATCGGTTGATGCTAAGGAGCTCAAGAAGCTAGGGAAATCATTTTTGTATATTAAGGGTACCAAAGGGGCCGCAAGTGCCATCTCTGTTCCTGCTGATTTTATCATGACTGATGAGTATGATTTTTCAGACCTGGCTGTTGTTGGTAAGTATAACTCACGACTTTCTCACTCTGATTATAAATTAATTTGGAGATTTAGCACTCCAACGATTCCGGATTTTGCTATCAGCTCAGAGTTCAATAAGAGCACCAAAAATCAAAGACTACAAAAGTGTCCACACTGTGGTCATTGGAATAATCATGACTTTTGGCGTGATGTTGTAATTAGGAATTCAGACCTGGATATAGAGACAGTGACTCTTGATGATCTTTTAGAAATTAGACCTGATGACATTCAAATGCTTTGTGAGCGTTGTCGCAAGCCAGTATCATATCATGAATACACTGCTCAGGAGTGGGTTGCTGAGCACCCTAATAGATTTATTTCTGGCTACCAAGTTAGACCTTGGCATACCGCCAGCCAGAGAATGTTTGATGTTATCCGTGCTAGGGAAGACTACGAACTGTATTCAGACTGGGTTAACTTTGCATTAGGTGAGGACTATATCGATGCCAATCAGATTTTTGATATTTCCAAGATTAGGGAAGATGACTCAATTACATTGGGTATGCCAATTTACAGGCTATAAGCTAGAAAATTCTATAATTATAAGTTCCTATTTGTCTATATCAGAGCATAAAGTAAAAGCATATGTTAAGGATCTTATTCGCGATTATTTCGTAGTGGGGATGATTATAGATGCTTTACCACAGACAAAGTTAGCCTCTGATATTCGTGATCTTTTACCAGAACAAGCTTTCACTGCTTATTACTCTGATAATCAAAAAGACTTGTATCAAATAAAAGGTAATGAAGAAGATATTACTCTAGCTAGAACCAAACTGTATGATAAAGTTTTGGCTATAAAAGAATTATGGATAAAACCAACCAAGCAGTTGGATAAATATAAAGAGCAAATGCAAGGAATGGTTAAGCAGCGATTGAAAGATGATATAATAGAGTCTGAGAGGTTTGTCAAAGTAAAAGCAGATCACTATCTCCATGCTACTGGGTATATGATGGCAGCTATTTCAGTCTTTGAGGGATCTAGCCAACATTTGGCAATGCCGACAGTCGAGACCACCCAGATAAAATAAATCAATAAATATATGGATAAGGAGTTTTAATGGCATTGCCTTTATCAAAAGTTAAAGCCTTTTTTAAAGGCACATCAGTACCAAGTAAACCTAAAGCCCAGATGGGAGTAAAGGAGGGAGATCTCTATGCTCCAATTCCTTTCAATCCATATTTTGATGCAACTCGGTTAAGAAACAGTGGTGACATTCCAACTGTCATTCAGAATGCTCAGAGCTATGATCCTGATTTTAGTCAGGCTATTTGGGCTGTTACAAGGTTTGCTTCGACTAAAATTAATATGATCTTCAAGAATGACAAGGGTGAATTTGATGCTGAAAAATCGAGACAACTGAAAACTTTGATGGATAACATTTGGCTTACGTCCGTAAACGAACCTGACTTAAATGAACTGGCAGATAATATCATAATGGAGTTGTTCATGCAAGGTGGTCTAGGTTTGGAGGTCATTCTTGATAAGTATAAGCTACCGACCAAGTATATAACAGTTGCTAGTAAGTCTATTAAATGGAGAAAAAAGAATGGTAGCTACAGGCCTTTTCAAGAGTCTATGGGTAAAGAAATAAATTTAGATATACCAACGTTTTTCTTTATTAATACGGATAGACGACCTGATCAGGCGGTGGCAGACAGTCCGCTATTATCAGCTGTTCAGGCAGTAACTTTCAAGCAAAATGTTATCAATGACATTCAAAGAGTTATTAGAAGAGCTGGGTATCCTAGGCATAAAGTCACCATACTTGAAGAGGTGCTTAGAAAAAATTCCCCACCAGACATTCGTATGGACCCAAACAAGTTGAGTGCTTGGCTTACTAAGCAGAAGAAGCTTATAGCGTCAGAGTTAAGTAAACTTAATCCTGAAGATGCCATCGTAATATTCGATTCTATTGAGATAGAATACTTGTCAACACAGGGAAGCATGACTGTAGATTTCAGGCCAATAGTAGAGATTCTAGATTCTCAGCTTACTTCTGCATTAAAAGTTCTTCCAAGTATCTTGGGTAAGAATACTGGTTCACAGAACATTGCGTCTGTAGAGGCCATGACATTTGTAAATACATTAACGTTCCTGCAGGAAAGGTGTGACAAGGTATTAAGCCAAGTCTTTACATTCACTGCCAGGCTACTTGGTATGAGAGGTTATGTTGAGATTAAGCATGACCCAATTGATCTTAGGCCACAATTAGAGCTTGAGCCACAAAAACTTGCTAAGCAAAATAGGATCCTACAACTGCAAAGTTTTGGACATATTACTGATAGTGAAGCGGCTCTTGAGCTAGGAATTTTACATTTACCAAAAGAGGAGTTGTATGGGACAAACTTTTTAGGTGGAGGACCGAGTGCGGACACAGAAAATATAAGTCCAAATTCTGATCCTCTGGGTAGGTCTATCACTGGAGGTGATGGGGCGGGTGATACTAGAGGAAACGAATCTAGTTCATAAATAAGGAGAAGAGAATGAGTAAAAAACCAACTAAAGATGCCTTCATAGCAGAGGCATTATTAATTGATACCAAACCAACGGTTTATAATACAAAGTTTAGACCTCAAGCACTGTCACAGGTTACAGATAAAATTAATACTGATGGTCTACCACTTTTACTTGTACATGATAGTTCTAAGCTACCAGTAGGAGCATGGTATGAGGCAAAGATAGAGGATGAGTCAGTCTTAACTAAATTTTATGTGCCAAAGGAAATCAGCGAGTATGAGGATATTAAAACTAGAATTGATACAGATATTTTGGATTCTGTCTCTATTGGGTTCAATGCTGGAAGACATGACTGTTCAATTTGCGGAAATGATATACAGGACTATGAAACCTGTCCACATATTCCTGGTAAGGCATATGAAGTTAAGGATCCTGAGTCAGGTGCCTCCCTAGGCGAAGATATTTGCTATGTGTTGCTTGATGATATTAAAGCTTCTGAAGCAAGTTTAGTTTATTCTGGTGCAGTACCTGCGGCTAAGATTGTTCAGACTGAGGATAAAGCAGAATTTTTCACTCAAAATAAACTAAATTTTTCAGAAGGGACATTAGAGATTGTCCATGAAGGGAAATTTATACATAACAAAGATGAAAACAAAAATGAAAGGAAAGAAATGGAAGAAGAGTATAAAGTTCTTGAGAACAAATACCTTGAGCTTAATGAGAAATTCTCCACAGCTCGAGAAGAGATTCTTGAACTGAAGGAAAAAAATCTTGAGTTTAAAACAAAAGCTGAAGAGCATGACATAGTAGTGAAAAAATATAACACTGCAGTAGAAGCTCTTAAAGCTAAGGTAGAAGCAATTGCAGCTCCGTTTGATACAGAGTATAAAGCTCCAGATGATGTAGGTGCTATGCTTAAAGATCTTGATAAATTCGTTGAAGAGGCTAAGGCTTTACCAGTTGGTAAGCAGTCTGTTGATGAAGAAGCTCTGGCTTATATTGAGCCTGATGATGTATTTAAAGTCTAGTAAGGAGAATTAAATGGCTTACCCTAATATTTTATACAAAGGTCAGTATACCCTAAAAAGGGTTCTGACTATGCCTGCTGATGCTGGTATCACTATAAATGATATTGGCAAACTTGTTACACTTGATGCTAATGCTAATGTAGTTTTAGCTCCAGCAGATGCTACTTTTTTCGGAGTATTGAGAACAGTAAATGTAAATGATCATGTAGCGACTGTTGACTTTTCTGGTGTTCATGAGTTTACAGCTTCCGGTACTATTAATCCAGGTGACGCAGTTATTGTCGCTGGCGTAGATTCGGTCAAGGCTGGAACAGCTGGACTTACTAGAGCTGTAGCTTTAGTTGGTGCAGCAGACACTGAAAATGTCCAAATCTTTTTCTTAAACTAAACAAGGAGACAAATAATGTTGAAATATAAAGTAGTTTCAGACCCTAATGAGGTCGAACTCGATAAAAGTATGTATGCGGAAGCAGCTGCAAATAAGATGACCTTTTCTCAGTTGCTTGAGAGAGTTAACCCTTCTAAGCCAGGTGAAACACTTGATGCTTATGAGCGACAGCTAAAGAGGTATGGTATTGTTACTAAGTCTCAGCCAGAGAAAGGTATCTATGCTTCCACAGTAGAGCAGTTCTTGAAGGCAGCTGAGCGTTATGAGAATAACCAACCATTGCAAACTGGTGTACCACCTTCTAGTATTTTGTTCCCAGAGTTTATCTCTAGAGTAGCTAGAACTAGTCTTTTAGCAAATCAGGACTATGATGTTAATAACCTTTTGGCATCTACTAGAGTTATTAATGGAACCACATTTAAAGAATTGTGGATTGACATGACTCCTGGTCAAGGTGCGGAGCAGCCAGATGATACTAAGTATGAGATGGGTAGAGTAGGTGAATTTGGTACATTCCCAAGGGTTCAAATTACTTGGAGTGAAACCGCCAAGTCAGTATATAAACGTGGTGTTCAAATTGATATGTCCTATGAGTTCCAAAGAGAGGCTACAATGGATATCCTTTCTATTGTTATTTCTAGAATCATGCTTAGTCAGTCACACTCACTGTTTAAGAAAGCTCTTGATATTGCATTTAATGGGGCACCAGTTGTAGAAACTAGCTCGCTTGATAGTTCATCTACAGGTGGTAAACTTACATATGAAGCTTGGTTGAAATGGACAGCTAGTTTTGGAGTTTATGGTCCTGATACTTATTATATGAGTCTTGATACAGCTGTTAAAGTGATTATGATGGAAAAACCTGACATTGATCCTGTTGCTCTTATGGCATCACTCAATAGAGGGCCAGTGTCACAAAGTATTCAGGTTGCTAGGGGCCTTTGGAAAAACGTCACTATCTTTCCAATGACAGATGGATCTTTGCCTGATGACTATATTCTTACCTTTGATAAAGAGTATACTCTAGAAAGAATCATCCAGGCTGGAACTGATATTCAAGAGTCTGAAAGAATCATTACACAACAATTTGAGTCAGTGGTTATTTCTATTGCAGATGAAATTTCTCTTATCTTTGATGATTCTAGATTTGTTCTACATATCTCGGCTTAAGGAGTTTTAAATGCTAGTTAAAGTAAAAGATTCGGGGCGGGTTTATTATGATCGTGAGCAAGGTGTAACTTTTACAGGTGAGGAGGTGATCCAAACTAAAGTAACTTTCACTGTCCGCCAACTGCTCAACGATGGAAAGCTTGTGGAGGTTACTGAAAAAGAAGAGCCTAAGACTGAAGAGACTGATGAGTCTAAGACTGAAGAGCCTAAGAAAGGTTTTAAAGTAGGTAAGGATAAGTAATGGCAATAGCACTCACAGCTAACTTTATTCGCGGGATAACTGGACTTTCTGAAGCAGAGTTAACTGACGCTGTGATTGCTGAGCTTAAACTTATAGAGATTGCTGAAGATGCAGCCTTAAACTATCCGGCTTTAACTGATACAGAAAGTTTGTATTACAAAGGTTGGAAAGCAGTTACTTTGATTGCACCTTCTTTTTATCTCTCTGTGGCAGAAAAAATTCAAGACAACTTTAATGAGTTTTCTAGATTTGAGAATATTCAAGATTTAATAGAATATGCTCATAGCCAAGTAGCCATAGTTGAGGGTAATGGAGCTACCAAAGATTTGTTTATGGTTGTAGCACCTGATAGAGATCCTGTAACTAATGAGGCTAGATAAGAATGGATATTCATTTAGTACGTAGGAAATTTCAGACTACAGGGAACATTTTTATTAATACTAACCCGAATGTAGATATATCTCACGTACCTTATAGCTTGCAGCAGGAATCACTAAATAGCATAGATATGTTGTTATATTTAACAACAGCTGTAGATTTTGCACTTGAAGGTCATATTTTAGAAATTAAAGGCCAAAAGTGGATTGTATTTGAGAAATTTAAGGAAGTAGTTAATACGCAACTTTATGAGTATAAGTTATTTCCAGTCACAGATATACTTATGGTTAGGTTTTTAAATATTGAAACTAATGCACTAGGTAAGATTAATTCTCCTGGAGTTGGCCTAGAAAAGGTGGTTAATTGTTTTGTTGATACTAGAGGACTAAAAGAGCGCTCTGTACCATCTTTACAGCCTTTGGAAGCCATTCAACAAATTTTCTATGTAGCAAGATATGAGATTCCTGAGGATACAGTACCATATGAGATATATTATCAAGGTCAAAAGTATAAAATAGACTCTACTGAAAAGATAATTGGAGCTGTTAAACTTAGACTCACTGAGGATAAATAATGGCAACTATCGCTGATGTTACTTTTAGTATGTATACTAGAGTTAAAGATTTTGCTGACAGTGTTGGTTTTTCTTTCTATTCTGCTAGTAATATTGAATCTGCCTCTAATATTTTACAAGAGGCAGAGGACAGAGTTATTCTAGTACAAACTAAAGTTAGTACTAAGGTATTTTTAACCCTTGAGTATTCTATTTTTTTCTCTTTTGCTACAATAACAGATGTGAATTCTATTGCCTATATAGATCTTCTGTCTAAATTTTTAGTGGCTTTTCCAGAGTACAAAACTTTATGTGTGTATGAAGCTGAAAAATTAAAATTAGTCCCTTCTGAGTTTAAAGACACTGGAGTACGAATGGTGTTTACCAAAGTGCAACAAGAGACAGCGTCTATAACACAAATGAAAAGTAATCTTAGTATGGTAACAATAAAGTTATCAGGATATATAAACTAGAGACTGTCCAATTTAAATGGACTGACTATAATAACATATAAATTAAAATAAGGAGCTTTAAATGGCATCTAAGGCAAAAACCCAAGAATTTTTTATTGGGGATCTAGATTTACGAGCGTCAGCTGATCTTACAAAAGCTGCAGAATTAGGACCTGCAGATTCTATTGGATTGATGACAGAGTGTAAAGTGGCTATGACTACTAATGAAGTTAAGCTTGAGGCAGGTTTTCCACAGAGAACTTATGCAACTGCGGTAACTTCAAGAAGTTTGGAAATTACAGGAAGCTTTGCAGAATATACAGCTACTAACCTTGCATTACTTTATGGCGATAAAGAAGCTATGCTAGATGCAGCTACAGCTACTTCAGCTAAGACTGAGACTACAATTTTAACAGCTTCTGGCTCAGCAGATTTAGTAGTCGCAGATACAACTAATTTTGCAGTTGGTGATGCTATCTATATTAGAGATAAGTCCGATGCGACAGATGTATTTGCTAACACTATTACAAATGTTGATTCTGGTTCAAATACGCTTACTATTGCCTATGCAGTACCTAGAGATTTTGCAGCTGAATCTATTGTAAATAAAGGTGAGTCTATTGTTCTTGGTTCTGAAGATAGTATTCCTCCTATGACTATCCAAGTTGTTGGTGTTATGCCTCTTGATGGTGAACCTTTTGTTTATGATATCTGGAAGGCTACTATTTCTGGAACAGTTGAAGTAGCTTCTTCTACTGATAACTTTGGTAACTTGGCGTATACTATTTCACCTTTGGCACCATCTAGTCAAGAAATCAGCTGTGATATTTTTGGAACTGATGCGGCTAAAAAAGCTATGCTCAAGAAATATGTTCAAGGTAGACTTTCCAAAGGCTTTGCTACTGGTTCTTGCTAGTAGTTATTGGGCTTTTGCCCAAAGAAGTTTTAATCGGACCCCTAAGTCCGCCGGGGGTCTGGTTAAAATTTCTAATAGGTGGACACTATGGATGATATACTTTATATTAACATTATAGACTCAGATAAAAAAATTCCTTTTATACTTACTTATGGTATATTCAAAGAATTACAGGTATACTTAAATCAAGAGGGTAATTTATTTAATCTATTCACTGATAGTTTAGTGGCAGAGACTGTAATTAAAATTGCTTTATCAAGTAGAGATGATACTGGCAGGATAACAGAGGAATTTAGTGACTATAAGGTTATTAAAGCTGATGATATTATAAAGTTACTAGACCTTATATTTGATTATTTCGAAAATTTTTTTTATCTTCATCAACAAAAAGTACTGAATCTGACACAGAAGTTGGAGAAGATGAATCTGTTAGAACAATAGAATTTGTTCAAGATTTAGATTTAGATAAAGCACTTCTATGGCTGTGTAATTTTGATTTGTTTAAAGCAAGACAAACTTCTTTCAATTTCTCTAAAGAGGTTATTTTAGATACGATAGCCCTTAAACTAGAGACCACCAGCAATAAATATTCTGATATGTTTACTATAACAGCTTTAGCATTTGGCAATAAACCAGGAAAGCTTAAGCGTCCAGCAAAGAAACTTCCAAAAGCTAGTTTTGATGCTATGTCTAGTTTTATAGGAGCTATGTAATGAAGATATCTGAATTAGAGAAGTTATTTAAACAAGGGTATAAGTTCAATCTTAATCCAATAACTGAGGAATTTAGTTTAATTAGTAAAGATGGAAAAATTTCTACAGTAGAGTTTAAAAATACAAATGAGCTATATACAACTGTAGGGCAGTTTTCTGATAAATATTACACTGAGATGCCTAAGAGAACTGAGGCTACTAAACCAAGTACAAAACTTAATAGCAATCAAAAAATGCTGTTGGACATTTTAGATAAAGATAAATCTGCGTTTGTTAGTACAGGGGATAAGTTAGCTTATTCAACCATCACTGTTTACTCTAAAGAGATGAATAAGGGGTTTGAAATACCTTTTACACCCTTTGATTATAAAGCTATTGCAGCTAAACTTAGTCCTAGACAAGCAGCCAAAGAAGATTTAAAGCTTATCACTAAAAAATATAATAAAAATACTGGTGTAACTTTTAAGCCTAATATTGTAACAGAGTATCTTACTGATAAGAAAGTATATTTTGATACTCTAGATAAAATTAGTAAAATAAATAGAGAATTAGGCAAAGTTAAAGATGGTACTTTAAGACGTAATTATTTAAAGCAATTACAAGATCTTAGAATGGCAGGCATTAGAGAGTTAACTAAGTATGGAAGCTTTAAAAAAGAGCAAAAAGTTACTCCAGCTAGCTTAACACCTAGCACTGCAAATCAGAAGTTTAAAGCCAATAGTAGCAAGTTGCATGCGCCATTATCTATTGTAGCAGACATACCTTTTGATGAATTAATAAATGATTTGGCTATAACTACTATTAGTAATAAACGAGGAGTGCCTAAGAATAAGAAATATCCTGCAGAATATTTTGCACGTTATGGGAATCAAAGTATTAATCAGGCTTTAGCAACGGTGCTTAAGCAGGCTGATATAAAAGATGGAACAGTTAAAGTATTTAGACGTATTAATGACTTTAAGGCTTCATATACAAACTCTTTAGGCTTTAAAATTGCTTTAAGACAAAAGTTTTTGTCTAGACCAGATGGGCTTTACTTATTTAATAGTACGGAGATGAAGCCTCAAACTATAGCTAATTATGCAGCAGCTTTACATGAATATTTACAATTACCTATAGAGCAGCCAATAAAATTAGTTTCTCCAAAAGGTATTACTACAGTTACAGCTAGTTTGAAAGATCCAAATGTATACTATGTTAATGGTTTAGCTACTAATGCAGTATTAACAGGTAGTGATAAGCTTCAAAAGAATTATCTATCTAAAACATTTTCTGCTCTACCGACTTCTGTATTTGAGAAAGAAAGAGAGTTTGTAAAGAATCAGCGTAGTTATAGAGATACTTTAAAAGAGCCAATGTTTGATACCTTAAAGACTCTAACTGCACATATGACACCAGAAGAAGCTAATAGGTATCTAAAGAATACAACTGTAAAAGATCTTAAACAAATTATGGATGTTATGGAGGTTGGAGATCCTATAGCTAAAGTAGCTTTAAATAAATATGTTATTGATGATAAAAAGGCTTTAGAAAGATTATTACCTAAAGATGCAAAGTTTGATATTTTAAACAGTGCTATGAGTTCTGAAGTAGCTAAATTAAGGGATTATAGTGTTAATAAAAAGTTTAGTCTAGTAAATAAGTTAGAAAGTTTAGGCATAGATCGTAAGGTATTAGATAACGAAATTGCAGCGATTGCTGGAGATGCACCTACTAGAACTTTAAATGCTAAAGGTGTATTAGTATCAGATAATAAAGCTAGTTTAAAATATTGGTCGACAGTTAAACAAGTATTAAAAAATGTTGAAACTACTTTAAAATTCACTAGAGGTAAACCTGCAGAGTTTAGGCATAGTGGTAGTTTAGCACCTTTTTTATTAAAAGAGAATTCTTTCATAATCAATCGAGATATTAAAAATAGCAAAGGTAATCTACGTATTGGGTTTGAAAATCCATTATTAAATCTTGAGGGTAATCTTAGACAGGGTATAGCTAAAGCCACTATTGAGGATTTGAGTAGACAGCTGATAACCGGAAAAATTAAACCTAAACAAATAGACTTTAAACTTGTTAAAGATCTTAGCCAATTTTTAAGCTCTGCAGATAGAGTAAATATAGCTAAGAATTTTTATACTCTAACAGAGAAAGCCCAAGAGAAATCATCATATAGAAATGCTCTATCTTTATTTAAAAAAGCCTTTTCAGATAAAGATTTTAGTACAGAAGAATTTGTAGATAGTCTGGCTACTGATAATAGAAGAGTATCTAAATTATATACTTCTGCTAATAGTTTTAGATCTGAGTCTTATGATTTTATGGATTATGGTGAATTAGATAATAAAGCAATAGAGAAAATTAGTGCTGAGGAGTATACAAGATTAAAGAGGGTGGTCAATAAACTAAGAGATCAAGCCAGTCAAGGTATGGCAATTAGTCCTGATAGCTTAGAGTTGCTAGATTATAATGATAGGAAGATAGCTGAATTAGCTATAAAGACAGCTCTAGCTAATCGTAGTCCTGGAGGCTCTTTAGAGCTTATTCATTTTAAAGAAGCTATGAAGGCAACAAATGAAATAGCTGCTAGGATTAAAAATAAAACTGCTACACTAGAAGACTTTACAGATATTAGACGTATGGCTAAGGATTTAGGTTATGATGGAGTGGCAGATCCTAGAAAAGAAATGCAGTTTATCTCTCAGGAATATAATTCTAGAATAAAAAATACTTTTGGAGAAGCATTACCAGTTAGTAAAACTGTAGTTTCAAGTATACATTCTGGGCTATTTTATGAGCTTTCTAGACTTGATAAGAATCAAGCTAGTAGACTTGGCGCCAATAGATTACCTTTAGTAGATTATAACACTGCCAAGCCTAATTTTAAACCTCTTATGGCAGGTAGAAGAGGCTTAGCTGATGTTAGTATAGTTACTGGACCTACTCATTTAATGCAGCGCGCTCAAAAAGAATTTTTAGAAGCACTCAAATATACCAATATATCTTCTAGCTATATTACTGAAATTGCTAAAGTACTTAATTGGGATACTGGTACTACTCGATATAAGCTTAAGCCTGGTCGAGTGCCAACTAATATAAAAAGTTTTAAATTTAGAGAAAGTCTAGTTGATAGATCTAAGGTATTACCAGAGCAGTTTTTTAAAGCAGCGGAATTTTTAAAATCAAATATACACACTGATACGCTTACAGGATTTAAATTATTAGATCCAAGTATAGACCTAAAATATTATCTTAACAATTTGCTAGCACCATATAGCTCAGAAATTTCTTTTTTAAATGACTATAAAGCTAAAGCAGTTAGGGCTGATTGGGGTAAAAGAGCATTAAAAGATCCTATTAAGTATTTTACTGAGAGTAGTGAAGTTACTAAATTTAGGAATCAACATGCTTTAGCTAGTCTTTTAAAACCTGAACAAGCAAAGTTATTAAATACTCTAATACCTAATAAGGCATCAAAAGGTTTAGGTTTTGGAGCCAAATTAGCTCTGAAAAGTTTAGATGGAACTTTAGCAGCTTATTATAATAATCTAATTATTCCTATACAGCGTCAAGCTTTAGGAGTCTCTGATATTAGTTTAGAGAAAGCTATGTTTCGTCATCGCAAGATGTTTAAAACTTTTGATAGTTTTCTTAAAGAGCTAAGCGATTCTGGTAAAGGGGCGACTTTACAGGCATATTTAGAGGCTATAAAAAATGTAAATAGTCAAGTTATGAATGGGATGAAAAATCCTTACACTGCTACAGCTCTTGACAATAGAACTGTATTTACAAATCCAGAAAAACTTCTACATAAGATTTTTTTAGAGGCTAAATCTAGTCTTACTTCTCAAGCTTTACAAGTAGCACTAAGTAATGATAGTTTGAAACTGACAGAGTCGTTACCAAAGTTTCAGTATGCTACTGTTCAAGAAAATGCAGTTAGTGCAGCCACTAAATATCTATATCTTTTAGGTATAAATAATGTGAAGCCTTTTAGTGTTTCAGCACTTAAACCTGATAATGTGTTATTACGTAATTCTGAGGCTTTAAGTACTTTAAATGATAAAATGATAATTCCAAATACTCAAGATTATTTGAGTACATGGGAAAGAACAGCTGTTGATAGAGAGTTTTTTAGACCTAGGGAGTCTAAGGAGGCTAAAGAAGTTTTAAATGCTCGCTATAAAAATAAACTAGCTAAGCCTGTAGTCTTTAGCTCTCAACATGCACCTAAGTTAACAGAGTTTAGTTTTGGAAAAGAAAGAAATCAAAAGATTTCCACTAACTTACCTTCTTGGTTAAATGAGCCAATGAAACAACAGTTGAAGAATGCAGGTAGAGTATTTGGAGGTATAAACTGGGAGTATGTTAAGCAAGCAATTCCTAGTCAAGCACCAGTGAGTTCTAAGGAATGGTATAGTTTAGTATATAAGTTAGCTAATACACCAGAAGACTTTAAATCTGATAGATCTAAGAATTTTAAAGCTAGTAATTTCAATACTTTTAGTCAGTTATTAGAGCATAGTTTACCGGATTGGGCTAAGCCTTTTAGTAGTATACTTAAAGTTAAAAAAATTAAACCAGAACAGCTACCTCTACTTAAAAAGTTGTTACCTGATAATATATCTATAGACAAATCCTTAGTAGATCCTTATATGAATGTACAAGAACTTTTCAATAAAAAGGCTGTTAAAGAGATTAATAGAGTAGCTAATGAACTTAAAGGTTGGAAGTTACCTAAATATAATTTAAGACTTGCTACTGGTGGTAAGATTCCTGGTAAAGGCACTAAGGATGAGGTGCCAGCACTGTTGACTAAGGGAGAGATGGTAGTTGATAGAAGCACAACTGAAAAATTAGGAATTCATACTCAAGAAGATTATGCTCGATTTAAAACAGCTGTAAATACTGGAAAGATCCAAAAGTTCGCTGCTGGTGGATTGCCAACTTTTCCATTAACAGATGATTCTAAAGTAAAGAGTCTTTTAGAAGATCTAAAAAAAGGTAAAAATTTATCTGATATTCATAGTTCTTTTGCTAGTAAATCTGAGATAAAAAATTTCTTTGATACTGTAGATATTTGGAGTTCTGGTGGGGCATTAAAGTTCTCAAGAGAAGATTTTAGAAAAGCAGCTCTAGAAGGTTTAGGAGTTAGATCAGGTTTAGGTGGGGCTAAAGCAGAGTATGTTAGAAAAGCTGAAGCTGGCGGAGTGCTTAATTCTACAGGTATTAGTAATGATTTTGCGCTTCAACAAATAAAAAATGATCTACAAGGTATAGACTTATCAGGTGTCACTGACTTTGCTAAAGAAGTAGGTGTTCTTGATAGTAAATTTAATGAGACTACAAAAGCACTTAAAAAACTAAAGACAACTCAGCCTAAAATTGCTAAGCCAGTTTTAGATGATTTAATGAAGCAGAAAAATGTATCTATAGGGAATATGTCATTAGATAAAAGTCTAGTTCAAAAAATTGATCAGTTATCTTTAAAAGGTTTGTCATCTTCTGAGATTAATACAGCCATAAAGCAACTTCCAAAAGCAGTTGTAGATGGGATTAAGAATATACCTCTAAATGACTATATGAATTCTTTATCTACTTATTCTAGTGCTTTTGAAAAGTCTACTTATAATGGCTTTGTTAGTGGTCTTCAAAAGATTAGAAACTATAATCCAGGCAGTGGTAAAGCAGGAATACCAAGAGCTGCTAAAGATGCATTTAGAACTCACGGCATTTCTGAGCAAGATATTAAAACAATTACTTCCAATGTTGGTACTTTTGGTGGAGCAAATGTCAAAAATCTACCTGCTGATCTAGTCTCTAAAATGTCTAAATTAAATGAGGAGCAAATAACTTCTTTATTAGATACAGCTGTACAGTCGGGTATGGATCAGGGTCAAGCTAGAAGTATTAATAAGATGTTTAAGAAGGTGAAGAAAACTCCTACTACAGATGCACTAATGGATAGTATTAAAAAAGTAGAACATTATGCAGATGTCTTATCTTCGACTTTAAATATTGATTCTTCTGCTTTTAAGGGTCTTACTAAGCTTACTAGAGAAGACGTGGTTAAAAGAATTAAGTCTAATCTTAAGGGTTATAATTTCGATCAGGCTAAGATTAGTACGCAAAGTAAAGATGAGGTTCAATTAAGACAATTAACAGATTCTATTGGCTCATTACATAAAGTGTTAAAAAATCCTGAGTTTGCGGGTATGTATGATGAAGCCGCAGGTCTAGAAGCTTTATCTTCTAAAGTTGGGGGAGCTTATAGACAAAGAATCATGGCTCAAAGTAGATGGAGTGAGTTTGGATCTTTAATGTTGCAGAACACTGCATTTATGGGCTCTTATGCTTTAATTGGTGGGGCGCAGCAGTTAATAGGTTCTAATATTAATTTTATGGCTGAGTTTAGTGACAGTTTAAAGAATTTACAAGCTATTACAGGATCCACTACAGACGGTTTAAAGCTAATGACAAATACTATTAAGGATGTAGCAGTCAGTACAAAATTCAGTGCTTTAGAAATTAGTGATGCAGCAACAATCTTGGGTCAAGCAGGATTTTCAGCTAATGAGATTCAGCAATCTCTTAGTGGAATAGTTGAGTTAGCTACAGCTACTGGTTCAAAATTGGAGGACTCTACTCAAATCCTTACTTCTACACTTACTGTTTGGGATAAGGCAATTACAGATTCTAAAAAATATGCTAATCAATTTACAGCAGCAATTAACCAGTCAAAGCTAGATATTTCATCTTTGACTCAGGCTATTCAATATACAGGTAACATAGCAGCTGCAGCTAATATACCTATTGAAGATGTTTTATCTATGACTGCACTACTAAAAGACGCAGGTATTAAAAGAGGCTCTACTCTTGGTACTGGTCAACGATTACTGTATTCAGATTTTGCCTCTCCATCGAAAAAGTTTATTAAGTCATTAGAGGCAGCAGGAATTAAGCTTGAAGATTTCTCTAAGGCGTTTAATGAACGAGGGGTTGAAGGTGCCTTAAGACTGATGAAAGAAAATAACTATAGTTTGGTTCAAGCGAATCAAGGTATGGAAATGAGAGAGAAGGCTATTTATATAGCTGCTATGAATCAGTTGGATAAGCTACCAGCTTTTAGAGAAAACATAATAGGCACTAGAGCTGCAGAAGTTGCAAATAAAGTTCAAATGGAAGGTCTAGGCAATAGTTTTAAAAACATGGTTAATTCCTGGCAAATAAACCTTAATGAATCATTAAGTAATTTTAGTGAGAATTTTTTGACAGGTTTAACTAAGGCTCTAACTATTAATACCTCAAAAGACAGACCAGCTAGTCTATTAAATAAGGGGGCTAGCTTAGAAACCAGGTTAACTGAAGGAAGTTCATTTAGCCCTGTTACTGCTGGTTTAATGGGTGCAGTAGCTCTAGGCGCTGGAGCTAAGTTACTACCTTCTTATATTGCTATGCTTAAAGAGTTTAAAAGTCTTAAAACAGGCTCAATTGATAGGGTCACTAATGTTATAGGCAAGGCTACTACTTTAGAAGGAGCAGCTGTTGTAGGACCTTATTCTAGTATTACAGGAGGAAAGGTTGTTGGGCCTTACTCTAATTTGATTTCAAATCCAAACGCTGCTAAAGCCTCTCAATTTTCTAGACTAAGTAAACGCGGTAATTTAGGATTTGCAGATACAAATCTTTTAAGAGGTTCTGAACTATTTGGAAAACTTGGAGGTTTAAGCCTAGGTAAAATAGTAGCAGGTACAGCTTTATTAGCTACAGCAGCTACTGCTGAAAAAGGGCAGTTACCATTTGATCTTTTAGGCGTTGCAGCTTCTTTAGGCAGCTTTGGGGCAGGCTCAGCAGCTGTTGATGCTATTAATAAGAAGTATACTCAAGTAGGTAAAGGTTGGGCGCCTGGAAGTACTAGAGATAAGATATATAAGGGTGGGGCAGGAGCAACAGCCTTTTTAGCTAGCTCTTTATTACAACCGTATATTGAGGGCGGAGGTATGGCAGGTGGAGTAGCCGGAATAACCACGGGTGCAATAGCTGGATCCTCTTTGGGACCTTATGGTGCTTTATTTGGAGGAATTTTAGGAGGGCTTATTGGATATAAAGGTAAGCCAGCCCAAGAAATAGATAAAACTGAGGCACTAGCTGCGCTTAATACAGACTTAGCTGCTACTTCATCAAGTTTAAAGAACTTGGCTAAAGCCGCTAAAGACTTTGGTAACATCTCTAACTATGCTCTTAGAGCTGAAGAGAGTGATAGCTATGACACAAAAAGATCTAAGTTAATAGCTACTATAGATCAGTTTGGTGAGTTAGGTGATAAGCTAAAAGGTCTAGAGACCATATTAAGTTCTTATGGAGATTTTCAAGGCTTCAATTTTGGATATCAGTTACGACAAAGTGACATAGCCAATAATAATTATTATGGTCAGCAGTATCAAGAAGTTGGTGGTCAAATAGTTTCTAAACGACAAGAGTGCTTTAAAACAGCTGCCGATGCCGCTTCCTATACAGCTTTTAAAGCTGAAGAAGCAGCTAGG